TAGGCGAAAGAGATCGTCCGCTTGTTCGTCCGTCATTTCGAGCGCGACGATCAGGATCGCGACAAGCGGGCTGTTGCGCGCCACTTCGGTCGCGTACTCCCATTCGATTTGCGCCGCTTCGCGTTGCGGGCTCGGAAGGCCCGCGATGATGGCGCTGACCTGCGCGAGCTTTCCGACCGCGAGCAGCGCAAGGCGAGCTTTGCGCATCGTGACGCTGGCGGGGACGGGCGGCTTCGCGTCGGGATGCTCGGCACGGAATGCCGCCGCGACCGTCTCCTGATCCTCACCCTCTTTCAGTTCGCGCCGCGTGCCATCGTCGGCGATCAGTACCGTCCCCTTGGGGGTAAATTCGATCCTCATGTCAGGTCACCTTGAAAGTCAGACAGGGCGCCTGATCGCCCAAATGGGACGGCTCCCCGCCAATCGCCGAGTACATCTCGCTTGCGGTGTCGGTGTATGTTGGAGCGGCGGCGCCGAATGTTGCGTTGGCAGCCATACCTGCCCCGAAACCACCACCCCGAAGAAGTGCGCCGGTCGCCATAGCGAGGAAGCCGGCCCTAGATGTTGGATCACATCGCCCGAAGCGATAGGTACTGTTGTTGGCCCAGAAACCCGCGTAGTACATACCTGCTTCGAGTTTGAGGCTTAGACCGGTGATATCAACATCTGTGCTGGCGGTTGTGGTGGTCAGGTCGCCGCTGTCATATACAGGAGCGACGAGTGGATAGCCTTTTGGCCCGATGGCATAGATGAGGATGCGCGTCTTGTGACCAGTGGTCGCGCCCGTGCTCATGTAGAAATGCAGGCTCTTGATCGAAACCCGGCGCAGGATTGGCCAAGGGACGAGCTGGATCCTATCTGCGACTGGTGCGTCAGCAGCATTCGTCTGGAGCCAACCGGATGGGGCGTACATCATCCCCGACCGGTAGGTGGTCTGCAACCCCGGCAATTGGTCGAAATCACGGGCGTTAGGAGAGATAAACACCTTCGCTGAGCCCGACAGGCTCAGCAGCGAACCAGTCGATGAAGCGATCAGCGTGCGCGAGAGCGTCGTACCGCTCGCCGTATAGACCCCGGTGCCCACCTCCCATGCCGAGCCATCTTCGATCACGTAGGAATATGTAGCCCCGTCAACAGCCCCGGCAGCCGAGAAGGACTGAAAGCCCGTATCGGCCGTGCCAAGCGTGATCGTGCCGGTGCCGGTCGTCGATGTCGCGACCTTTACGCGGTTGAGGAGACCGGCCATTTACGTGTTCTGCAAAATGCCGGTGGTGCCGTTGAAATCGACGAGGAACGTTTCACCGGCAGCCGGGGCAATTGACGAGCCGTAATCCCACCACCCGATCAGCTCGTCGTTCGTCGCCGTGTCGTTATAAAGCACAGCATAGCGGAATGTCGCCATGCTGCCGCCAGACGCCGTGAAAAGCACATCGTCGGCGACCAGTTTCCCAACGCCGCTGGTCTGGCTGTAACTGTTGTTCGCCGCCACAGACCCGCCGGTCGTATAGCCGTTCCCGTTGGAAATCTGCGTGATGTTCGCAAGCACCGTGTTCGATGCCGAAGGCGCGCTATTCGTCAGCACGACCTTGAGCGTGTCAGCATTGAGGTTGTGGACCTTCCGGCCCATAGCCTCAATGAAGCTGTTGAATTTGTTGAACGATGCCATGTCTCAGCCTCAGAAATACTCGGCGGTTGTCGCCGGTTGGGTTGATCCGAACTTGTGGGAAATGCTGCCTTGGAACTGCGCGGCGCGGCGCGAGGTCATCTGGCCAATCTCGGTCCCGAAACCTTCCGCCAGATAGCTCGCAAGAAGCGCGGAAAGCCCCTCGCTGTCGCGATCCGACAAGGGAGCGGTGTCGTCGAGCGTCAGCCCGGTCAGTTCGGTCCAGACGCCCGTCCAGACCCAATGCCGCCACCCGCCATCGTTGACCGAGATGGCGGCAAGATCGTACGGCACCCGCGTTCCGCCGTTATCGGTATCGTCAACCGTATCGGGCAGCGTAATCGTCGCATCGTCCGCGAAAATCCGTTCGCCGGGCTGCGCGGTGTAATCTTCCGACGTGTAAACATCGGTCAGGCGGCCGAACATGCCGCTCGTGACCCAGCCGTCGTAAATGCCTTGAAGGGCGAGCATCCCCGCTTCGGACTCCTTCGCGGTCGGGTCACGCCCGAGAGCAACGATCCGCGCCTGCTGGAGCGCACGCCTGATGATGTCGCGGCAAGTCGGCATGGCTTACCCCTCAAAAGAAAGGGGCGGACCCGAAAGCCCGCCCCACCCCCGATTAGACCGCGAGAGCGCCCACGTAGCCAGTGAACACGCCGTGATCCTGGCTGTTGTAGATCAGCTTCTCGACGCCAATCATCTCGTGGATGCCGACGCCCTTGACGAAGCCGTAATCGCGAACGTCAGTCGTCGATTTGGTGCGCTGCGCCCATGCAACGCCCATTGCCTGCGCACCGCACAGGTAATAGGGCTCGATGCGCGCCGACGAAGCGCCGACCGTACCGATTGCACCGATTTCCTGAATCTTGCGGATGACAACGCCATCCCACATCAGGTCGCCATCACGCCACAGCGGGTTGCTGTCGCCGCGTTCCTGAGCGTTCTGGAGATTGGTCGCCAGATCGGTCTTGAGATCGCGGAAAGCGCCCGACGAGCAGAACAGGATATAGTTCTCGCTGTCCTCGCCCACGACAACAGGACGGATGATCGGCGTGGCAACCTCGGCTTTCGCCTTGGCCTTCGACACAACTTCCTTCGTCAGCTTCATCGAAGCCGTGACGAGGGCAAGGTCGGCCGAGTGGTCGGTGAAACCACCAACCGTACCGTCGCCGAACATCACGCGGTCGTTGTTCGCGACAAGCCAGGCATCCTTCGTCGCTTCCGACGCCGAGCCGTAAGCCGTGCCGCTTTTCGAGCCGAGCGCGGTAATCAAGTCCGTGCGCAGCTTTTCCATCGCCCACAGCTTGAGCATCGACTTCGCAGCATCGCGCAGCGGAATGCCGGTGAACTGCTGGTCGTTGTCCGTCACCGCGACCGCATGGCGGCGGGTTGCCACCTCGATCTTGTGGCCGTAGTTGCCAAGGGCTTCTTCGTTGCCTTCCAGCAGCGAGTTGCCCGTGACACCAGCGCCGGTCAGCTTGGTGATGAGCGGAATGGTGATCCCGTCACCCGCTTTCTTCGTGAGGTCCTCACGAAGCTGGATGATCGAGTTTTCGGTCGTGCCCATATACCGCTTGAAGCGGTTGTCGCGCACATATTCCTTGAAGAAATTGGCATCCCAAAGTTCTTCGGTGTTGGCCGCAGCCACAGTCGTAAATGCCATGATAAAAGTTCCATCTATGGGAGGGGCGGCGCCTCACGACGCGGAAACGGAAAGTTACTTACCCCTCAGAATGTCATCCAAAGAGAAGGAGCTCGGAGTCGGTGCGGTCGTCCCGCGCGCGCTCTGCGCCCCTGCTAGCGATTCAGGAATTTCGACACTCGGTTCGGAGTCTTTCGGCCTAGCCTTCTCAAGCTCAGCCTTCACACGGGCAGCGACGAGCGCATTCACATCGCCGCCATATTGCTGCAATTCCATGTGCGTCTTGGCAGTCGTGTAAGCGAACTCGCCCGGATTATCGGCATCCCGCAACTGACGCTCAAGCAAGGGATTCTGCCGAGCAAGATCGGAAAACGTTCCGATCACGTCGTCAAAGTCCTGATACTTGGAACGTGCTGCGGTGGCCGAACGCGCGATATTGCGCTCCTCGAACCGTGCGAGTGCCCGCTGCTCAGCTTCGGACAGAATCTGATCGCGAAACTGGCTTTGCCACTCCTGCGTGTTCTCCCAAATGTCTGCGAGTTGCGGTGCTGGCTGGCTGTTAAGCCGTGCCTCCAGTTCAGCCGCTCGCGCCTCCGCTTCCTGACGGCGACGGCGCTCCCCGATCAATGCCGGATGCTCCAACGTGGGCTTCTCTTCGACTGGCGCAGGCGACGCGCTCTCTTCTTCGCCCTTCGGTGCAAAGCGCCCATGTTCGTCGCGGGCGGGTTGAGGCGTTTCCGCCTTTTCCTCGACCGCCTCAGGCTCGCTTGCAATCGGTTCGTCGTTCAGAATATCCTCTAGTCCGTTCATGCCATCCTCGAAACGCCCGTAAAACGGCGGCGACCCGTTGAACGCCCGAATTGCCCCGGCGACAGGCAAAGCAGCCTTGATGCTGCAATCTCGTCAGGCTGCGACTTGCGCGCCCGTCTTGAAGGCGTCGATTTGCGACCGAACGCCCTTGTCCTGAATGTCTGCGTAGTTCTTCGCAGTCTTGCTCTGCGTTTCCTCGATCTTCGCCTTCTCGCCTTCCAACTGTAGTTGCATGGCGGCTTGTTGCGCTGGATCGGGCCCCTGTTGCATCTGCTCAAGAAGCTGACGCAGCTTGTCTTTGTCGCGAAGGTTCGACGCTTCGACCAGCATCGCGAACAGCGTCGGCACATATTGCGGCGGCGCCATCGGGGCGAGTTTCGTAAGCTGCTCGAACTGCTCGGCTTGCAGCGTCGGCGTGTTCACGGATTCGTCGATCTGGATATCAACGTCCATCTCGCCAACGACGTTCGCAGGCTGATACATCGACGGATCGGACTGCAACTGCATCGCATATTGCTTGGCCGTCTCGATGTCGATCTGACCTGCATCGACAGCCTGCTTGAGCTTCATCGCAGCCTGAGCGCCCTTGGTGACGTTCAGCCCGACAAAGCGCACGTTCTTGTCATCGTCGGTCACGCGCACCCAACGCTCGGCATTCCAGAATTGACGGATGCGGCACCAAATCATGCGGAACATGCGGATGTTGAAATGCCGCAAGCCATCGAGAAGCGGCGCCATCTCGGTCATGCCGCCCTGCTGCAACGCCAGAATGGCCCGGCCCGATTGATCCTGCCCAGACTTGCCCTGCAAGGTAGCATTGGGACCAGTGACCTGGATTGCCTGCTTTGCCTCTGCCAGCAGGTTGAAATGCCCAGCGGCCATCTGACCGCTCGAAATATCCTCAACCTCACCGACATCGGCAACAATCACGCCATCGGGGCGCGACATCTCGGCGCGAATATGCTGCGCGTCCGCTGTCAGCGAGCGCGAAATGCGAACCTGCCGCGAGTTTGCCAGATGCAGGAACTTCGACCGGCGCTTGTT